TCGACGGCCGCATCTAGATCAAAGCGCGCGCGACCATGGCGCTTGCACTCGAAGTGGAAGTCCGGCAAGCAGGGCACGATCACGTCGGGTGCGGAGATCCCCCATGATCCCTGCGACACCTGTGCGCCCCGCTTGGCCGGAAAACCTTCGGCGGTCAGTGCCTTGGCGACTTCGCGTTCAAACGATGCGCCTTTCTGTCTGCTGTTAATCATTCGTTCAGAGCCTCCCAAAGCGACTTATCCGGTGCGTAAACTCCGTTGCTCTCGTCGGTCAGCCGCGGCGCGGGCACGATGTTGGTCGGCTCAGACTTTCCGCCGAACCGCGTCAGGCTTGGACGCCATGTCATGTTGAGCGTGCCGGTTCTTCCGGCCCTGTGCTTGGCGATGATTAACTCCGCGTCTTGCGGCTCCGGTTCCTCGTCGTGGACTGCGTAGTAGGCGGGGCGATGAACGAGGCACACCAAATCGGCATCCTGCTCGATACTGCCGCTCTCGCGCAGGTCGGAGAGCTTCGGCCGGTTGTCAGGACGGTTCTCCGCTTGGCGGTTGAGTTGCGCCGCGGCGACCACCGGAATGCCAAGCTCCATGGCCATGGCCTTCAACCCGCGCGAAACAAAGCCAACCTCGTTCTCGCGCGACTTCGCGTTCGCGTGCGAGACGAGCTGCAGGTAGTCAACGAAGACAATCTTCACGCCCCACCTGCGAACGGCCAACCTCGCACGTCCGCGAATGTCCAAGAGACTCATACCACAGCGGTCATCTATGTACATAGGCTCGCCCGAAAAATCCAAAGCGGCGGAACCGATGCGGCGCTGACCGGCCAAATCGACAAAGCCGTTGCGAACCAGCTCGGTGTTGGTGTTCGCGCGCGATAGCACTACGCGAGCGGCCAGCTCGGTCGCTGGCATTTCGAGGCTGAAGTAAAGAACCGGAACACCGCGGCGCGTGAGGTTGTCCGCCATGTTCATCATGAGAGCGCTCTTACCCATGGCCGGACGACCGGCGACGATGGCCAATGTGCCGCCGCGCAACCCGCCGGTCACCTGATCGAAATCCGCAAAGCCGGTCTTGAGGCCCAAGGTCTGCTTGTTGTCCGTGAGCGCTTCCAGCTCTTCGATCAGCGAGGGAACGATTTCGGCCGCGCTGCGCATCGAGTCGGTCGGCGTGCCGAGACTGAGCGACAAGACGCTCTCTCCGGCAGACTGCAAAACCTCATCCGCATTCGCCGCCATGTCCATCGCGGCGCTCTGCATAGCGATGGCTGCGGAGATGATAGAGCGACGGCCATGCAGGTCGCGCAGGGTTTGCGCATGGTATTCGAGCGCGGCCAGACCACCGCACGCTTGCGTGAGAAACTCGGTGATGGCTCCGGCGCCGCCGACAAAGGTCAGCTTATTCTGCGCGTCGAGCCTCTGCGTGACAGCGATGATGTTGGGCACTCCGCTGTCGCTGCGGATCTCGTTTATCGCCTCGAAAATGGTGCGATGCGCAGGGGTGTAAAAAAGATCGCCATGCAATCCGGCAACTTCATCGGCGAGCTTCGGCTCGGCCATGAGCGTGCCGAGAACAGCCTTCTCGGTGTTTGGACTTTGTGGGGTGGTGGTGGTTTTCATATCGAGTAGTCGTCGTCGTCATTCGCTGCCATCGCCGCCAGAGCCAGCGCTGCGAGCAGTGTCAGATAGACGAGCACTTGCGCTTCGCTCATTGCGCTCCCTCCGGCGCTGACGCATTTCGTAGCGACGCTTCAGCCAGCGGTCGCACGCTTCGTCTACCGCTATGACATCGTCTGCAACGTGAGGCCATACGCTTCTTAGTGTTTCTTTAAGTTCAGTTCGCATGGGCTGCCGGTTCTTCGTCATTCGGCGTGGTGGCAGCCGGTGTTTCGGGGTGCGTGCAAATGTGGACAAACGCGGACATCATGTCCAGATTTTCTTGGGTTTTACGCAAAAAAATTTCGTCCCAATTTTGACGGAATCTCTCGCCGTCCACCGGCCGCGGCGCGTCGCCCTTTCCGGCGCTCATAGCTCGTAGCCGTCCCGCAATCCGAGCGCCTCTTGGACCGCCTCGTACGACTCGGACGCGATTTGGTTGTCCGGCTTGATGCAGCGCCCAAGGACGCGCACCAAACGGTTGTTTGAACGAATCAGCGCGCGGTTCTCCTTGCGCAGATCCTCGATCTCCGCTTGGTTTCGCCGGTCCTCGTTGCGCAAAAATTCCAGCTCGGCACTGGCTCCGAAGTTGCCCCCGAAGCCAACCTCGCCAACGACAAGATCCGGTGCGCTCATTTCGCCGCCTTTCCGAAAAGCCAGTTGTTGCGACGCTCAACCGGCGCCGTGCCGATTCCCCGCTTGGCGAGGAACCGGTCGCAGGCGCGATGCATTTCGAGGTGATAAATGCGAGGCACTCCAGCGGTGCCGCGGTCGATCTGGATCGGTCGTCCGTTCTTAGTTGTCATTGTTGCGGACCTCCTCCAGTTGAGCCGAGAGCTGCTTCACCAGCGCCGCCAATGCAGCGATGGTGCTGATCGCGTCGGCAGCAACCTCTTCGAGATACTCGACGTTGACGTTGATGTTGCGGGTCTTCGGCTTAACGGCAGCCGACTTCTTGGGTGTGGCCTTGGGTTTCATGAAAGTATTGAAGCAGTATTAGGCAGAGGGTCGGACAACGGCTGTCCTATGCCTAAAGATTCTTGAAAATCGGCAGTTGCGACTTGGTACAAAAGATCCCAATTCTCAGGGCTTCGGTCGGACATCAGTTCGCCATGGCCAAATGGCGAATTGGACCTGCGAGCGCGCTGGCGAAGTTCCGGTGGCGTGTAAGTTGTCTTGCGGCGGTTGCCTAGCTCGGCGCGGAGATAAAAAAGCCACTGCTTTCGATCCGGCAGATAGACGGCAAGCACGTCGTAGGCGTGGGCTGAATAAATTTTGCCGTTGGAGTGGTTTTCGATCTGATAACGGCCGAGCTTGGCGCACAACACTCCAGTCTTTACCTGCACCACAATCGGGCGATATGCAGGCAGGCGCACGATGTAGTCGAAGTCTTTTCCTCCACCGGAATGAGCCGCCACCTCGTAGCCGCGCTCCATCACCTCAATCTCAAAGCGCCTTTCGACAATCGTGCCCTTTGGAACGGCGCCCAGCGCTGCAGTCTGCTGCGTCACGCCGCGGCCTCCATTCTTGCGCGCTGCAGACTAAGCTCCAAGGCGCTGGGACCAGACGGCCGTGGGCTAGGGGAGACCGGCTCGGCGCCGTTCTTGCCGCGGAATTTATCGACCCACGGCTTGATGTAGCCGCTGGCAATCGCCGTCTTTATCGCCTCAACCGCCTGCCATTCATTAACTGTCGCCAAGTCGGAAAGAATGATCCGCGCGGCCTGCTCGGTTAGGGGATGGTGACGACCCTTAATCTTGCCGCGGCGGAACTCGACAAACTCGCCCCACCATTGGCGGAAGCCAACGCTGTGGGGCAGGGGGCGGTCGGCGGACCAAGATTCGATGCCCTCGACCTTTGCCTTGCGCGGTTTGGGTTCGCGGGCGCCGGTTGCTGCTTCGTCCTTTTCGGAGGGATGCAAAGGCGACGGAGTCGCCGGAGTGTCACCTAATAGATGTTCCTTATTGTTACTTATAGTTGGGGTCTCATTTTGAGACTGGTTAGGTCTCATTTTGAGATCACTTGGGTCTCGTTTTGAGACCGATCTCATTTTGAGACCCATCTCGGAATCCATGCCAGCGATCCGCCAAACGGTCGCCTCCGAGCCATTCCCAGCAATGCGCCGATGCCCCTTCTCGACCATGATCAGCTCTCCGCTTTCCTGCAGACGGCCGACCGCGCGAGCAATCGTAGCGCGCGACAAGAGCGTCTTCTCTTCAAGTTTGCCCCAAGACCCGAAGCAGTTGCCCTCCTCGTCGGCGTAGTCAGCCAACGCCAACAGCACCAGCCGGTCGGAGTTCTCAGCCTTGCTCTGCTCCCAAACGTAGCGAGTCGCCGCGACGCTCACTTCGCCCTCCTCAACCGGTTGCGCTTCGAGACATCACTTGACTCAAACTGCAGCACACCGTCCACAGTCGCCATTCCGGTGTATTTGCACCTGAGCGTGTCGAACGGCGGGCAGACCGGCTTCCAGCTATCCGCGTCTTTCACCCAGCAGATCGCCCTCTCGTTCCACCGCGGGACGCCTTCGATGTAAAGCATCCGCGAGTTCCGCGGGGTCTGCGCCTTGCACAGCTTCACGTTGGCAAACTCGTCGCCCTGCATGATGCCTACTTGCCGAGCGGTCTCTTCGGCCAGCTCCTTGGCGGACTTAGGGGAGGCGACCAGCTTGGCCTCCGGCTTCGGCTCCGGCGCCGACACCGGCTCAACCGGCGGGGCGGCTGCTGGTTCTGGCTCCGGTGCAGGCTTCGGGGCGGGTTGAGGTTGCGGCTTAAGGATGGACTTGGCTTTTTCGAGGATGGTTTGCATGGGTGTTTTTAGAGAAAATTTTGCGAGGCTGTACCGGTCGGGGTTTTTGAAGAGAAAGAGCGAGTCAGACCCCCTCCCCCCCTCTGTACAGAGGAATGTGCGGGGCGATTGTCAGTGCGCGGTCGCTATACATGTTTTCTATAGTATTGAGTTATATCGTAAGTCGTTGAGCATCAACATCGATGACCTCCGGTTGTGGCACCGAGTTGACAGGCGGGAGCGCGGCCGCGGCCTTTTGCGCCGTGTCTCCGGCTACCTCGACCGGTGCAAACGCCACATCCACCACATCTCCGCGCTCCTTCAGTCCCTGCACAAAGCTCTCCCAAGCGTCCGCTGCCGGTGCGACGACGTGCTCCACTCGCTGGGTTGGTCCGCCGGAGAGCAGCTCGGCCTTCTCGGTCGCCACTGCCGACATGATGACGAGGCCGTGGTCTTTCATATCCGGCACGCGGTCAAGCAGCTCCGCGGTGCCAACGGCTGCGAGTGTCTTCCAATTGTTGGCTGCCGTCTGGCGCGCCTTCTCTAGTGCTTCCGGCCTGTTGCGGATGAGCGCGATGATGGTGTGGTAGCTGGTGTTGAAGGCGCGAGCGATGCGCGTTGCGGGCATACCGGCGACGTGTGCGGCGAGGATCTCCGCGGCCTTGGCTGGCGGGACATCTTCTCCGGTGTGTCCTTGGACGCTGACGATGGTGCGTCCGTCTTCGGCCTCGATGAGCTTCGTTGACTTGGCAGTGCCGCGTGGCTTGCTGCGTGTTTTTGGTCTTCCCATATTATTCCGCTCCTCCTTCCCTGCCTGACAAACAAAACGCCTCCTGCGCGATTTTAGCGGGGGCGTCCTGCGCTGAGATGTCGTTCAAAATCTTGGTCAGACCCCTGATCACGCTCTTGGCCTTGGCCGCGGTGCAATCCATCGCCCACATGGTGAGGTGACCGCCCATGATGGCGTAGCCGC